GCTACGTGGTAAGATCAAACAATTTGCATCAACGGTTAGCTTCGGTGGTTCTTACAAAGTTGTTATCCTAGATGAGGCAGATTATCTAAATCCACAATCAACACAACCAGCATTACGTGGATTCATTGAGGAGTTTTCAGATAATTGTCGATTTATCCTAACATGTAATTTTAAGAATCGTATTATTGAACCATTACATTCACGTTGTGCAATATACGAATTTAATACAAGTAAAAAAGATCTTCAGGGTTTGTGTGCGCAATTTCTTAAGCGTGCTCAGACTATTTTAGAAAATGAAGGTGTAAGTTATGATCAGATGTCTATTGTGGATCTGATTATGCGTCATGCACCAGATTGGCGGAGAGTACTTAATGAACTTCAAAGACGTTCTGTTCTGGGCGATATTGCTAGCAGCACTACTGATATGGGTGGATCCTTTAATGATCTATTCAAACACCTAAAAGAAAAAGACTTTAAGTCTATGCGTAAATGGGTGGTTAACAATCTTGACCTAGATACAAGTGCTATTATTCGTGGGGTCTATGATAATATGAACGATAAGATTGAACCACAATCTATTCCACAACTTGTTCTTATTTTAGCAGAATATCAGCACAAGGCAGCATTTGTTGCTGATCATGAGATTAACCTTGTTGCTTGTATGACTGAAATTATGTCTTCGGTGAAATTCTCATGAACCCATTTGAGTATTTAAATAGTATTAATTATACTAAGAAAGATATTATGGAAGATGAGAATACGTATAACCCGTTTATGGTTAATCGTAGCCTATCTTACTTCCAGGATACAGTTCTTGCAGCAAATGAAATGAATCGGTTACATAGTACTGATAAAAAACTACAATATCATTTTTATATAAATATAGTTCGGAAACGGAAACGTTTCTCGAAATGGAATAAACCTGAATTAGAAAATGATTTAGAAGTGGTCAAGGAATACTATGGCTATAGTAATGAAAAAGCTCGCCAGGCTTTGGCTCTCTTATCATTAGAACAACGAAATGAGTTAAAAGAAAAGGTGAGTAAAGGTGGAAGAACAAAATAATAATGTCCAGTGGACTCCATCTAGCATGCTCGAGGTAACACTTCGAGAGCCAGACGATTTTTTAAAAGTAAGGGAAACACTTACACGTATTGGTGTAGCATCCCGTAAAGATAAAAAACTTTATCAGTCTTGTCATATCTTACATAAGCAAGGTAGATATTTTATTGTACATTTTAAGGAATTATTTTTGTTAGATGGGAAAAAATCAAACTTAGAAGAAAATGATATTGCTCGTAGAAATACTATTGCTACATTAATGAGTGATTGGGGATTAGTACAGATGGCGAAAAAAGAGGATCTATCATGTGCTCCTTTACGTCAAATTAAAATTATTCCTTTTAAAGAAAAAACCCAATGGGAACTTTGTCCCAAATATAATATTGGTGCAAAGTAATGTCTGAATTGTTATCTCTCCCAGATACATATTCTTTTCTTGATACAGAAGTTGATATGAAAGAATTTACCTGGGAGAGAATGACACATTTAATAGATACTCACCCACCTGAAAATACAAAAATAAAAGGTGAATGTGGTTCTGCTACATTTCTTGAATTAGAAAAAAGACCATCTTTACCAAGAGATGCTAAAAAAATAATAAAAGAATTAAAAAGAATATTCCCTGATAAACCTGTTACCTGTCATTTATTTTTTGGTATTACAGATAGACATACTACATTTGGAATACATAGAGATCGTATGCATGTCTTATATCTTCAGGTATTAGGTAAAGTTGATTGGGAAATACATCGACCTAGAAGAGAAGATGCAATATCAGATACTCTTAAACCAGAGAGATCTAAGATAGTTGAAAATAAAATATTAGAACCTGGGATGATGGTATGGAATCCCATGGGAACCTTTCATCACTCGAAACCTATTGGAACAAGAATGGGATTATCTTTCGGAGTGGAAGGTTTACACGTATAAATACCGTCGGATGCCGAATAGTTCGGGTCCATAACATAACCTTGCTTAACAGGAGGTCACAATGACTAAAGCAACTTTATTGCCACGAAACGCATTTCTTGGTTTCGATCACATCTTCGATCAGCTGGAAAACATTCACAGCCATGCGAAGGATACCTATCCACCACATAACGTAGTTAAACACGATGCGTATCATTACGAAATCGAACTAGCAGTGGCTGGATTTAGTAAAGAACATATTGATATTGAGATTAAAGACCATGTATTGACTATCAAAGGTGATAGACCAATGCGTCGTCCTCAAGAACTTTATGTTCATAAGGGTATCAGTGCTCGAAATTGGAGCAAGTCATTTAGACTGTCGGAATATACCGAAGTATCCGGAGCTGATCTAACGGACGGAATCTTGACTGTCAAACTTGAAGTCATTCTTCCCGAAGAAAAGCTGCCTCGTAAAATTTCTATTGGAAACAACGAGGTAAAAAATGACAACAATAGCGCTGAACTACTCACAGAGTCTGCTTAACGGATTTTGGAGAGTATTTAAAAACATTCTTCGAGGTGTAATGATCGGATGGATTCTGTCTCGTCAGACTAAAGCAAATGCATACATTGCTGGTCAGATGATTCATGAATATCCAGGACACACTGTTGAATCACTTACACATGAACTTAATTCAAAATCTCTTGAAAAAATTAGAAGGGAATTTGGATATGAGTAAGTGGTTTAAAGACTTGATTAGAATGATTAATATGACACCAACTGAAAGATATCTTGCCCAAGCTACAGATCGTTATGATCTTGAGCAAAGACAGAAAAATCTTGCACTTGGAAAGGTGAATTTATTCTAATGTGGCCTTATACTGACGAAGAAGTAGATTTTATTTCTTAACATATATAAAGGGAGACGGGAAACTGTCTTCCTTTTTTATTATCGGAGTTTATAATGTGGACACAAATTGACGTATCATTTTTACCAGTACCAGATGAAAACCAACATGATCCAAATTTAGGAAAACAGGGTTGGGGTTATCTTCCTTATGAAAATCCTGATCTATTAGACTGGTTTCATCAAATTGGATCAAATCATAAAATTAAAACAGTATTAGAAATAGGAACATTTGCAGGTTATTCTGCAACTATATTTTTAGAATTATTTCCTTATTTAGAAAAAATAACTACTATTGATCCTAATCCCTTTTCAGTGAAAGCTGGTGCAGCACTAAAAGAAAAATATGGTGATAAAGTAGAATTTATACATTGTGGATCAGGACAATTTAATAAACAGATATCAGAAGATGATACATATGATCTAGTTTATATTGATGGTGATCATATTAGTCCAAAGCCATGGGACGATATATTCATGGCTAAAAAATTAAATCCTAGGTTTATCCTAATGGATAATGTTGAATTACCTGATGTAAGAAAAGCATGTAAAGCACATTCTATATTTGACCTGAAACATGATCCACAATATTTTTATTATACTGCCGAGCATCGTGGTCGTAGATCTCCTGGTATTATTGGTCTATTCAAAAATTAGGGTTTACTTTAATCCTATTCTACGGTATAATAATATCTACATCATGGGAGAATTGCATTGAGCTTTTATACATCAGTTGACGTCTATATGAATCGTATTGTATATCGTGGATACAATGACTCTGGTAAACCTATTACTGGAAGATATGAATTTAAACCTACATTATTCCTGCCTGATCCTCAGGAAACTTCAGAATGGAAGACAATGGATGGTGATCCAGTAGCACCATTACAATTTAACTCACCATCTGATATGCGTGACTTCATCAAAAAGTATGAAGGTGTAGAAGGGTTTCAATACTTTGGAATGGATCGTGCAGTATTCCAGTTCCTTGCTGAAAAGTTTCCTAATGAAATCAAATTCAATAAAGGTCATGTCAACGTAGTTAATCTTGATATTGAGGTTCACTCCGAGGATGGTTTCCCTTACCCAGAAGACGCACTTCATCCCATCACAGCTATTACTGCTAAGTCGTCACGGTCTGGTATGTATCATGTCTGGGGTCTAAAAGATTACGATCCATCAGCTTCCCCGCACAAGCATCTCATGATCAAGTACGTCAAGTGTGAATCCGAAACAGAATTACTTGTACGATTCCTTAAGTGGTGGAAGGATGACTATCCAGATATTATTACTGGCTGGAACATCCGGTTCTTCGATATACCGTACATCATCAATCGTATTCTCCGTATTGGTTCAGAAGAAGCTGTTAAATCTCTATCACCTTGGGGTCATGTTCGAGAGAAAAAAGTTCAGTTCAAGAACAAGAATATGGATTCATATATGATCCTTGGTATTAACGCTTTAGATTATTATGATCTGTTT